AATTATTATTTTATCTTTTAGTTAAGTAAATATCATTACTTCAAAACATTCTACAACGGTATACTAACTACATATTTTATTATAACAAACATTTCCTTACAGTTAAATTAGCTTCATGTAATATTTTATGCTGTTACTACAGGCTCTTCAGGAACAGCAGTAAACCACGAACTAATAATTGTTGCATCTACCCCTTCAGCATCCTCATCTGCAATAAATCTATAATTACCATCAAAGTCCCTTGAATAAAACTTGCCTTTAAGCTTAGCACTTTGTGCCTTTGGCTTTTCTGCTTCAGTATCATATTCATCTGTTGCAAGTTCAAACTTTCCTTTTAAAAGCCATACATACCTGTACTTCCCGTTATTTTTCTTAGATTTAAAACCAAGTGCTATAGTTGGAGGCATATCATCCTTGTTTTCTACTAATATACCCTTTACAACCTTTGATCCCTGCAGTTTTGCCCTGCTTGTAATTGATAGCTGATTTACTTCAATTTCTACATCCACACCTTCAAAAGCAGTTATTATATCTTCTACAGTATCATCTGAATAAATATTTTCTGAATTTGATTTTGGAGAAAGTTTAGCACTTATTGCTCTTTCTAACTTTTCCGGAGTGCTGTAAGTAACACCAGTACTGTCATCCTTTGTTAAAACAGCTATATGAATATCTCTAAGCCCTATCTGTCTTGCCATACTTATTCACCTTCCTCTAAATAATAAAATTTAAAGCCTTTATGATAGATTTTTGTATCTTCTTCATAAAGGTCTATTTCATTTAATCTTTTGAACCCTGCTTTAAGCAAAAGTTCTTTTATATTTTTAACTATATCTGTATAATCAGCCTTTGACCACACATCTACTTGGATATAATGTGCTGTCAAAGCTTCTTCATCATCCTCATACTCTTCACCTGCAGTTAAATACTCATGAAAAGTAATATAGGTTTCTGTTTTTCCACTATACTTTTGAAAAGCTACTGGAATCTTAAGAGGTTTCAATGTATCCATAATCAACTTATTTATCATTCCTCAAGTCCCCTTTGCAGTTCTTCCTTTATAATATTATTTATCTCTCTTTTATTCTCAAGGACAGAGTTCTCTGCCCAATGCTGTGCAGGAATTTTACTTGTACCAAATTCAGTAAATTTTGAATAAAAGAACTCTGAATTATCTCCTTTATTAGGACCTATCTCAATAAAATCTACGCCGTTTTCTTTTTCAATATCCGAAACCTTTATATTATCTGCCATATGTCTTTTTGTCTTGTTTGACCTTGGAGCATTTTTTTCCATGCTAGTTTTCACTAAATTCCCTGCTTTATCAAGTGCTCTTTTCTTTATTACATCTCCTCTTGCACCCAGCTTGTTTACCCTGTCTATAAGCTCCTGCATTCCTTCAAGTTCTATTCTAGCCACTGATATCAACCTCCATAGCCTTGATTTCTATGAATTTATTGGCATATTTTATGTTATCAATTGAAGTTATATTGTACTGCTTTCCTTTAAATAAAATCCTCATTGTTGTTTCAATATTTGGTACATACCGTATAGTAAATTTAACAGTATTTTCGGCATGAACAGCTGCTGCTTCAAAGTATTCTCTGCCATGAAGATTTGTAACAGCCGCCCATAACTCTTTAAAATCTGTCCAAGTTTCAGTTTCAAAGCCATTATCATCTGTTTGAACTGTATTTTTCTGCAATTTTATTCTATGTCTTAAATCTTCAGCCTTCATATTGGAATCACCCTGTTCATAGAAAGAAGAGCATTTCTTGCTTCCTCTAACTTTGTTTTTTCCTCTGGTCTGTAATCATCATATAAAAGCTTCATTTGAAGAATAATTGCCCACTTTATTGCTTCAGGTACTTTATCTCCATCATCCCCATAGCCTGCAACAACTCTAACTCTTACAGCATTTACAGACTGAAGTTCAATTTTAGGCCATTGCTTTCCTCTATCTAGAACAGCTCTGTTTACAAAGCCATCTAAGTCAGCAATGTAATTACTTTCATCAAATAAATACTCCTGTCTATTCTCATCATAATATTTTATACTTTCCACCTTTTGTATCGGTGAGCAGCTATCAAAAACTATAGCATTACCATTAGGGAAAGTATCCAAAACAAGTTCTAAGGTCTGAGTTATATATTTTCTATTTTGATAATCTTCACACCACTCTCTTGCCTGTTTTATAAGGCTCATAATTAAAATATCATCATCATTACCATCAACTCTTAAATGTTGTTTTGCTTCTTCTAAAGTTATTGGTTCAACTGATGGAGGAGTTATTATTTTAATTGCCATCTTATCACCTCGAAAGAAAAGGAGCACTAAGGCTCCTTGATTTAACTGCTGTATCTGCTGTCTACAATAACATCTGCACTTGCAAAATTAGCTGCTTGAGAACTTGCCCCGATTTTAATTCCGATACAAGTGAATCCTTCATTTATATCAAGCTTTGCAGGATCTATTTGAAAAATAATCTGCTTATTTTCAGCTGTTTCTTCTACTATATATCCTGTTCCATCTGTTTTTAATGAAGTATCTGCAGTAGTATTCTCATTTACCCATACTGGTACACTGCTGATTAATGCCTTTGAATCTGTTCCTTGTGTATCTTTTGCCTGATATATGGATATTTGTGTTTCATGAGCTGCTGCTTGAGTAAGATTTACAATTACTACAGCATTTACTGCATTTTTTAAATTTACATATCTGCTTTCTATACCTTCATTTGTTGTCTTTGGTGAAATGATCTGTATTACTTTATATTTTTCAATAAACATAATTTTTACCTCCTACCTATCTGCTAAAGTTACAAAAGGACTTAGTGGATTTGCACCCTTGTAAGGCATAATTGGCTTATTCTTATAAGGCATACCATTGAACTTATAGATGAATCTGAATACCTGCTCATCATATAAAAATCTTACATGGATAGAAACATCAGAAGTTAAACTTTTTTTATCTATTCCAATGTACTGTGTTGGATCTGCTAAAATAATATCTCCCTTTTTACCAAGAGGTGAACACTGCTCTATTGGAATTATTGGTCTATTAAGTAAGGTACTGTACTGTGATGCTGCAGCTCCACCGGAAGGCATAAACACAGGTGCTCCACCAGCTCCAATATTAAGAGCCATAGTGTAAAGCTGTGGTTCTATCTCTTGATTTATATACCATACTGCATTTGCTCTAAGTCTTGCAGGCATTGAACTCCACATTTTAAGTATATTTTCATACTTAATTGTTCCTGCTCCTTGATCTTTTTCCTTGGGTACTGTAACTAATGCATCAGAGTTTAATATTCCAAGGGGCATTCCAACACCAGTACCATTAATGATTGCATCATCTATTTTAAAACTCATTTCATCTGCATAAGCTTGCCTTACTATAGCTTCAAGTGCTGTAGTATCTTGTAAAAGGTCATCGGTTACATAGCAAAGTGCTAAAAGCTTTTGAAGTGACATTTCAATTTCCCTAAACTTTGGCTTGCTTTGAGCTGCTGTTTCTGCTTCAGCTACCCAGTAAGCCTGTACACCTCCCCATCTTGAGCCATTGGCTCTGCTGTTTTCATCAATTCCAAGCGCCCTAAGTCTATTGGTATTAGCCCCTATTGGTATCATTCTTATTCTGTTTGCCACCTGACTTTGTGCCATCATGGATTCAAATAAGTCATTTATAAACTCATTTTCTAGTAAAAATCCTCCTTCTGAAGCTATGCTTTCATTAAGTCCTGTTGCTGAGTTCTGATAAGTTAATCTGTTGTCCATTCTTCCTCCGGGAGATGAAGCCTTTGCAACGGCACTTAAAAATTCTCCCATGCACTTCCACTTCTTTTCATTGTGATTCTTTGGCTGAGCATATATTGGTTCATTCACTGGCGTCTTAGCCTGTTTTTCTCTTTCTGCATTTAATGCATCAATTTCTTTTTGTGCCTCAATTTTAGCTTTTAAAGCCTTAATTTCAGAAAGCTTTGCATTAATTTCATCAGCTGTAGCCTCCTCTTTATTTATAAGGTTTTTAGATTCTGTTTCTAAATTTGATAACTGAGCTAATAATTCTTTCATTTTTTCTGACATATACATTACCTTCCTTTCAAAATAATAAAAGCCCTAAAGTTCACACTCTAAGGCAAGTTTTGCTTTTAATAATTTTATTTTTTCTTCATCTTTATAGGTTTCTTTAAACCTTTGATTATACTGTTTTATAAAATCTCTAGTCCTGTTATTAACACTATTTTGAATAGCAAACCTGCTGAACATAAAAGAATTTTCCAATGGCTCTTCTTTATTCTTTTCATAAAGCATTCCATCTGCAAATCCTTCAGCTACAGCTTTTTTTGCACTCATCCAAGTTTCCTCATCCATCATCTGAGATATTTTTGCTCTTGATTTGCCTGTTTTAAGCTGATAGGCATTAATTATAGTTTCCTTTACTTCATCTAGCACATCAGCTCCATGCCTTAAATCCTTAGCTTCACCTTGAAAAGTTCCCCAGGGGTTGTGTAGCATTATTATTGATGTTGGAGACATAAGTATTTCATCTCCTGCCATAGCTATAACTGAAGCTGCTGAAATTGCTACACCATCAATTTTTACTTTAACTTTTCCTTTATGCTCCTTTAAAGCAGTATAAATTCTTGAAGCTGCATAAACATCTCCACCATAGGAATTAATCCAAACATTTATATCTTTACCTTTGTACTGAGCAAGCTCTGAAATAAATCCCTTTGGAGTAACATTTTCTATACCAAATAGCATGGACCAAAAATCATCATCCATGACAATGTCACCATCAATTCTAAGATCTATCTCCTCCTCATTTTCTTCATTATTCTTAAAATTCCAAAAGGCCATCTTATCACTTCCCTTCACTTATTAAATTAAACACTTCTTCCCTTAAAGCCTTAAGCTGTTCCTGCTTTCCTGCTTCGATCATATTGAGAGGCTCTAGATATCGGTCACCGTTCTCTACAGGATTCATATTTTCAAGTCTTCTAATATCATTAACAGAAAGCCAACCCCACTGCCTTCCCTGAGCATAGGCTTCATATCTGGATTTAATATCTCCACGAAGAAGTCCGCTTATATTGAATTCAAAGTATCTGTTCTTTCTTCTTGATTCCTTTGATAAAAGCTGAAGATTTAAATTTTCTTCCCATTTTTTAAACCACGGCAGCATAGTGTAAACAATAAACTCTAAGCTCTGATGTTCAATATTGTTATTTGTGGATCTTGTTAAATCCTGCACCAGATGAAGTGGTACTCTGAAAATTCTGCACACATCTTCAATTCTGAATCTTTTGGATTCTAAAAACTGTGCATCTGTAAGCTTCATGGTTATTTCCTTAAACTGACCGCCGCCTTCAAGAATCATTGGAACACCTGCATTAGAAAGTCCTGTATAATTCTTTTTTATATCCTTTTTAAGCCTTTGAAATGCTTCATCTGAAAGCTCGTTAGGATACTGAAAAATACCGCTGGTTGAAGCCCTGTTATGATAAAAATTTCTTTCAAAGGTGTCCTGAGATAATCCAATATCAATAGTAAGTGCCGCATAACTAAGAGGTGTTATTCCTATATACCCGTCTAAAGTAAGTCCCGGAATATGAAATATTTCATCTCTTGTTTTAGGCTCTTGCTTTCCATCAATATAATAAAGAAGCCTTCCTGTAGATTTATCTATATCAATTCTTACTCTGTCCCATGCTATTGGTCTAAGTTCTAAAAGCTCTCCATGCATATTAAAAACCTTTTGTGCTATAAAGTTTCCCCCAAGGTTTATATTTGTCATACCAAACTCTTTAAACTGCACTGGTGTCATTTCTGCATTTGGTGCATAATGAAGTACACCATATTCAGCAGTGTCTGTAACCTGCCTTCTGTTTCCTTTATCATCTTTTTCATAAAGCATTATAGGACAGCTTGCCAAGGTTTCAGAAAGAACTCTATTGCAGGCAAAAACTGCAGAAAAACTCATAGCGGATGCTGTATCTATTTTAAAATTATCTTTTACAACTTCTTCACCATTTAAAAAATCCTCCGAATATTTCTGAAGGACTTCAAACAAGGCATTCTGGGGCGTTAAAAATAACTTCACTCTATCTTTTAGTTTCAAAGCACCACCTCCTAATCAAGAAAACTTCTCATTCCTCTTTTTTCATAGACACTTTCTTTATTTTCATGTCTTATGGATCTATCAAGTGCCATAATAAGTGCTACAGCACCATCTATCTTTTCAGTAGACTTTTCTTTGTCAGGCTTTATATTACCTGCCGGATCAGTTTTTACATAAATATTATCCATCATCCACCTTAAAACAGGATGTCCTCCATGGGCTATTTTCTTTTCAAGAGTAATTTTCATAAGCTCCTTTGTAGGAGGAGACATATCCTTATACCCCTGCCCAAAAGGTACAACTGTAAATCCCATTCCCTCAATGTTCTGTACCATCTGCACGGCCCCCCAGCGGTCAAAGGCGATTTCTTTTATGTTATATTTTTTCCCAAGCTCTTCAATAAAGGTTTCTATATAGCCATAATGAACTACATTTCCTTCAGTAGTTTTTAAGTATCCCTGCTTTTTCCAAATATCATAAGGTACATGATCTCGTCTTACTCTTAAATTTAAATTATCCTCTGGTATCCAAAAGTGAGGAAGAACAATATATTTTTCATCTGATGTTCTTGGAGGAAATACTAAAACAAAGGCTGTGATATCTGTGGTACTTGAAAGGTCAAGTCCCCCATAACACTCTCTTCCTTTTAAACTGTCTATATCAACTTTAAAAGCACACTCATCCCACTTGTCCATCTGCATCCATCTTGTGGACTGCTTCACCCATTGATTTAATCTAAGCTGACGGAATATATTTTCTTCAGCAGGATTTTCTTTTGCACTGTTAAAGGCATTTCTCACTTTTTCTATATCTATGGTATGCCCAAGAGAAGGGTTTGCTTTATACCAGTTTTTCTCTAATGTCCAATCGTCATTGTCATCTATTCCATAAATAACAGGATAAAATGTTGGATCGATTTTTCTTCCTTCTAATATATCTACTGCCTTTTGATGTACTTCATAGCATATAGAATTTCTATCTGTTCCGGCTGTGGTTATAAGAAAAAACAGCGGCTGCAATCTTGCATCACCACTTCCTTTAGTCATAACATCATATAAATCCCTGTTAGGCTGAGCATGAAGTTCATCCATTACAACTCCATGAACATTAAGTCCATGTTTTGAATAAGCTTCAGCAGATAATACCTGATAAAAGCTGTTTGTAGGCTTATATATCAATCTTTTTACAGAAAGAACAGGTTTAATTCTTTTCTTAAGAGCAGGACACTGTTCTACCATTTCAACAGCTACATCAAAAACGATAGAAGCCTGTTGTCTGTCTGCAGCACAGCCGTAAACTTCAGCTCCCCATTCTCCATCTCCGCAGGTCATATAAAGAGCAACTGCAGCAGCAAGCTCGCTATTATGTGTAGGAATCATGGATTTACCTGCTAAATATAATCTTGATGGGCTGTCAACCTGAATACATCTCATTTTTGTCTTTCCTGTTTTTTCAATAGACTTTATATAATGAAAATGTGATCTTGTTTTAATATTTCTTTCTCTGCCTCTTTTAAGCTTTCTATCTAATCCTGATACTTCTAAGTCATTAAAAGCAGTAAACTTTATTAAATAACATATTTCACCTGTTTCAATTCCATATCTAGCTGATGGAGCTGTTTTTAACGTATTCTTTATTCCCAATGACCATAATAAATCCTGAACATCCTTGGCAAGTTCAAAAAGAATTGTCACATATATTGCCTGGCTTTTAGCAGTGCTTACACATCCATCAGAATCTATTAACCCTTGTAATAATCTTTTTCTTTGCTGAGCTGATGCTCTTAAATATTCAATAGGTATCCTTTTTTCCCTAAAGTTTTTAACTAATATACTTTTAAGTTCTTTATATACTAAAATATCGCTGTTACCCTCCTGCTTATATCTATTATGAAGTTTATATGGTATATTTTTAATAACTTCGTCAACATCATCTCTCATTACAGTTATTTCAGGCTTTACAGCATTACCATTTCCTATCCAGTACCCAAATAGATACGGATCTATAGGAAGTTTATTTTCAGGCAAAATAAAAGCATCCGCTATTGGGATGCGAAATAATGCTCTATTTTCTTTACTTTTAGTTTTAAACTGCTTTTGATACATTTCTCCTGTTGTTAATAGTTTTTCTCTTCTGCCATTATTAGTAACTTGAACCTTCCATAGATGCCTTTCTCCAGCTACTATACTTGTTCCATCTCTAAAATTTATTTTATATGCCTGCTCCGTATCATCAATTTCACTTATTGCAACAACATTACAAGGTCTTCCCTTTTCATCAATTACCTTATCTCCTGCTTTTATTTCCCCCATTGTAGTCCATCCATCAGGTGTTGGAATCGGAGTATCAAGGGCTAACTGTTTTCCATTTTTCTTAGGAATTTCAACATAAGCAGTATTATACTGCCTGTATCCATTTTCTTTTACTGTTCCGAATATATCCCTTATAATTTTATCCTGCCAAGGCAGAAGATCAAAAGGAACACCACGCCACTGACCCTTTGTATGCTTTAAGCAGTTAATAAAGTTTACGGCATGCTGTGCTTTTGCTTCATCATACACTCTTACTGCCTCCTTTATAAAGTATAAGTTCCATTGGATCTTCTTCATCATTTATATTGTCAGTGACTATTCTGCTTCTTGCTGATGGAGTAAGTCCAAACTGTTCGCAGAATCTGTTCATGATTTTAAGGTAGGTTTGAGCGATAGATACCTGTGGCACCTGCTGCCAGTATCCCGATGGTGTTTTTACAATAGTTCCATGTTTAGTTATAAATTCTTCTGCTTCCTTCCACCTTGCATAGGCTTGACAATATCCTGCAAAGGCTGCCATATCTATTTCTGTAAGTATTCCCATTGCCTCAAGCTGCTTTGACATTCTCCTCCACTCTTTTTTAGCTTCAGCATCAAGCCAGCCCGGACATTTAGGTGCTTTTTTCTCAGGTTTTGGCTCATCTTCATTAAGTGGTCTTTTCCCTGGATTTCCTTCAAGTATTTTTAATGCGGTTGGTTTTGGTTTTCTTCCCCTTTGAGCCATAGGTATCACCTCCTCAAAATTTTTTATATATAAAAAGAGCCTACAAAAGTAAGCTCTTGAAATTGCATATTTCTTTTTACCTATAAGATAAATTTTATTTTTTATGTTTAAAATCCTGCATATTTAATTTTTGATAAGCTGCTATAAGCTTGTCTAAAGTTTCGCTTTGCTTAAGTATCTGTTCATTTGTAAGATTTTCATATCCCATTTCTATCATATCTTCTAATTTTTTCTTTTCCCGTTTTAACTCCTCATACAACTTAAGCATTCCCCTCACCCCCAGCTTTTCAACAGTATAGCACAAAATACTGTTGTATTTTGTCAATACCTGTTATTGAATAAAAATTTTCTTTTAATAAATGTTATCTTTTTACTTGAAGCTTTTAAATTTCGCTTCTTTAAGACTTTCAAGCGTCAAATCCCAATCCTTAAAACCTTGTTTTATAATACTGTAATACATATCTGAGGGCTTTCCTGTTCTTTTTTCATTCATTACATAAGCAAAGGCTTCATAAATTTTACCATTATCATCTTCTGCTTTTACGTTTATTTTCCTGTATAGTCTTGGATACCCTTCATATATATCCAGATTTTTGATATCTTTATCTGAAACTTTATAAACAGCTCCATAAACAACATCATCAGCACTTTCAATAATATCTGCTACCGTGTTAAAAACTAATTTATATCCATTTAGCTTTACTTTAATAATCGGAACTGAATCAGGACATCTTTTTTTCATTTGAACCTTATTAAGATTTGAACCATAAGCAAAATACAGCATTAATTTTCTCCTCCAATATACAATATTTAAGCTGCATGTCTCCATGCAGAATTACCTTCAAGGTTTGCTAAGAAATGATACCTGCAGGTTTCAAACTCTTCACCTATAAGTCCAAGTCTTAACATCCAGCATCTGAAAGTATATTTTTCATTATCGGTTTTAGTTCTTTTTGCACTGGCACTTCTTTGAGTTATTGCCTGATGGCTCACTGCAAGACAGAATTGAATGTATGCTTTTATTTTGCCTGCATGAGTTGTTCCATTGAAAAGCCGAAACTCTACCGTTCCTTTATCAAATATACTGTGAAGGTTAAGCCCATAATATCTTGTTGGATGGTAATGTTTTCTTCTTGATTCTCTGCTGTAGCCTTCATACCAAACCCCAGCAAGCTCTTCAAGAGTTTCAGGTTTCTTTTTATTTATGGTATTAAGAAGATTTTCGTTTACCTTTTTACAATATCTGATTCTTGAAGTTTCAATATCAAGAGATTTATAAATTAAATCTTCCTTGCTGGCTATTAAATTTATAAGATTTTTAAGACTTACAGGTGTATGATTTGCTCCATCAACATGTATATGTATTCCACAGCTTTTATTGGCAAAAGCCCCTGTCTTTCTAAGTTTTCTCACTAATTCCTGCAGAGTCTGAATATCTTCATAATTAAGAACCGGACTTACAATCTCAACTTTATAAATATCTGATGCTGAAACAATTTCTCCTTTAACCTTCTTTTGAGGTTCTATACTGCCGTCTTGAACTACTTTCCATATTCTTTCATTAAAGTCTTTGATGTGATACTCATCATAGCTCCCGCCTGCATGCTGTGCTTTGCTTTTAAAAAAAGCCGCTACTGCTTTTGAAGCAGCAGCTCTTGTAATACCTGTAAGTTCAATTTCTATTCCAAATCTTTGGCTTTTCAAGGTTAACACTCCAATCTTACAATGTATCCAAAGCTGTTTGAATAAACCTTATAACCTTGGTAAACGCTTTTTTGTGCTGTTTCTAAAAGCTTTAAAGCCTTTTCCCTATTTTCTTCTCTGGTTCCATCGTAAAATTTTAATTCTCCATCTTTGGTTAGCCTTCTTAATTCTTCTTTCATTTTGTTTTACCCCTTTCAAAGTGTGTTTATTACCTTTTGGTAGTGTACATATTATCTCTGAAAGCAGTATATAGCCAGTTATATCTATCAAATAAAACACATATTTTTACGACTCTATTCGTCATCTGATGGTAAACTTGCAGCTACTGCATAGGCTACATTTACAGTTACTGCATTACCTGCCTGCTTATATAGCTGAGCATCTGAATTTACTGCCCTTGCTTTTTCAAATAATTCATCTGGAAAGCCTTGAAGTCTGAAGCATTCCCTTGGTGTAAGCCTTCTAATGCGGTAATTCTTGTCCAGTGTTCTAACAGCACAAGAAGTATCTAAAGTTCCAGAAATACCTTTTCCAACTCTGCCTCTTCTTGTTTTTGAATTAGGGACTGAAATATTTATGCTGTCTCCAATCTCGGCTTCAGCATAGCCTTTTTTTGTGGCTTCTTTAACTGCAACTCCATGTCTGTCCTGCCCTGTTAAAGTAAACATTGGCTCATCTGTATTTTTAAATCTCCTTCCATTCTGACGTTTATTTTCTCTTTCAGGAGTTATAACTGCCCTTGCTTCAAGAACAGCACTATTCATTGCAGTTCTATTAACCACTCCTGCTGTATAACGTGATGTAATACATCTTGATGTATCTGTGAGCTTTGGCTTTGTGTAAGACTGGTCAATAAAAATTTTGCTTCCTTCGCCCTTATTAGTTGTAACTGCTGGAGCAATTCCTTCTGATGAATAAACATTTCCATTCATACCTTTGCCGCTTGGATTTATATTTCCTACGCAGTAAAGACCAGTCTTTGCTCCTCCACCTCCACCACAACCTGTAAGTGTGCAAGCTACTCCTTCTGCATCATAAACTCGCTCACCTTGACAGCCGCCTATAATCTGCTTAAGAGCTGCTGCATTTTCTCCTCTGACAGGTAGTATTTCTCGTCTACCTCTGGTTCTAAGATTTGCAATAATGAACACACGCTCTCTGTTTTGGGGTACTCCGAAATCTTTAGAGTTAAGCACCTGCCAGATTGCATCATACCCTGCTTCGGATATACAATTGAGATAGTTTGTAAAATCGAATCCTCTATTACTTGATAAAAGTCCTTTAACATTTTCAAAGATAAGGTATGTGGGTTTATCTTTTTCTTCTTTGGCTTTAACGAGTTCAATAAATTTAAAAAAGAGTCCACTTCGCTCTCCTGATAAACCTTTTCGCTTTCCTGCAATAGATACATCTTGGCACGGAGTGCCTCCACACCAGATGTCTGCATATGGGATATCTTCGCTTTTAAGTTTTGTAACGTCATCTGCATACCACTCTCCTTCCGTATCAAACATAGCTCTATAGCTTTTTACTGCAAATTTATCTTTTTCACAAAATCCTATACATTTATGTCCTGCAAGTTCTAACCCCAATCGAAAGCCACCTATTCCTGCAAAGAAATCAAGGAAGGTCATATTAATCACAACCTTCCTTTTTTATATCAGCATATTTAATTTTATTACCATCTCTTAAAAGAAACACATCTTCATCATTTCCCATTTGCTCTATATATCTCTTTACAATAACATCAGCATACTTTTCATCAAGCTCTATGGTATAGCAGATTCTATTAGTCTGCTCACAGGCAATCAAAGTAGAACCACTACCGCCAAAAGGGTCAAGAACAATACAATTGCTCATGCTGCTGTTTTGAATTGGATAAGCACAAAGAGCTACTGGCTTCATTGTTGGATGGAGAGGATTCTTAGATGGTCTGTCAAAGCTCCATATAGTACTTTGTTTTCTATCAGAGTACCAATTATGCCTGCCTTCCTTCTTCCAACCAAAGAGTACAGGTTCATGTTTCCACTGATAAGGACTTCTGCCCAGTACCAAGCTTTGCTTTGCCCAGATACAAACTCCGGATAAATAAAATCCAACAGCTTTAAAAGCCTTTCTAAAGTTTAATCCTTCTGTATCTGCATGGAATACATAAATTGAAGCATCTTTCTCCATAGCATCATACATATTAGTGAACGCCTTATAAAGGAAATTATAAAACTCCTCATCTTTAAGGTTATCATTTTGAATCTTTCCGGCTTTTGCTTCATATGCAACATTGTAGGGAGGGTCTGTAACCACTAAATTAGCTTTTTTACCATCCATTAAAGCCTCATATGTTTCAGCTTTAGTACTATCCCCGCAAATCAGTCTGTGCCTTCCAAGCAGCCACAAATCTCCCTGCTTTGAAATTACAGGTTCTTTTAAAGCATCTTCAACATCAAAATCATCTTCTTTTATTTCCTTGTCATGAACATTGCTAAACAGTTCTTCTATCTCCGGCGGTTCAAAACCTGTAAAGGAAACATCATAATCTATACTCTGCAAATCCTTAATAAGCTCAGCAAGAAGTGCTTCATTCCATTCTCCGCTTATTTTATTAAGTGCCACATTCAAAGCCTTTTCCTTTGTTTTATCTATATCTATAACAACACAATCAACTTCTGTATAGCCTAAGCTTTTTAAAACCTTCCATCTTTGATGACCGCCAATAATTGTAAAGTCTGAATTTACAATAATGGGATCTACATATCCAAATTCAGTTAAACTGTTTTTTATCTTTTCATATTCCTTATCACCCGGCTTTAAATCTTTTCTCGGATTATATTTAGCTGGTACAAGGCTGTCTATTTTTAACTTCCTAAACTGCATTTTCTTAAACCTCCCCAAACCTTGATTTTATATAGCAGCTGTGACTGCAGTATTTTCTGTTTTTATTTCCATAAGAGCTGAACTCTTTCTGGCAATAGACACAGGTATATTTATAAACAGCTGTATCCTTTTTGTTTCTTTTATCTTGATTGTTTTTCCACCAGATTCTCCTGCATTCTTCAGAGCAGAATTTCCTTGTTCTCCCTTTTTTCTTTTGTTTTAATTTCTTACCACAGTGAAGGCATACAAGACTCTGCTTTTTCATCTCTTCAATGTTTAAACTTACTACAGAAACATTACCGCAAAGACCATTCCTTTTACAGTAGCTTTTTATTGAATCTCTTGATAAACCAAGAACTGCAGCTATTGCTTTATATCCTAAACCTTTAAGCCTTAGTTCATGAATCTGCTGTTTTTCCACCTCAGTCAATTTCTTTATGCCTCCTTTCCTTTTTGCGATAAGATTAATGTAAAATCTTAAAAAAATGCCTTAAAAACACTTAAAAATCACTGTTTAAACTTGATTTTTGAATAGTTTTTATATAAACATCAAAAGCCTATAAATCCTTGTATTTTTAAGGTTCACAGGCTTTTATCTTCTGATTTTTTACAGATACTTATCTGCAAAATATAAAACAGCTTGATTGCTGATTTTCCAATGACTACAGCTGATTTTTTATGAAATATATGCTACCCCCCTTATTAAATTCTGCGAAATTTCGTGCGAAGGGAGCCGCCCGACGTAGGGGGGTTCAAGTGGTGAGGATAATGATGCCCCCCATCCCCTTTCTTGAAGAATTATCAACAGATTGTCCACAAGTTATTAACACGCCATTGTTGATAACTTTAATAAGAGTAGACTCTTCCTTTCTTTCCCCATCTGCCGTCTTCCTTAGCGGTCTTCCTATCATGACAGCTTTTGCATAAACTCTGCCAATTGCTCTCATCCCAGAACAACTTTTCATCACCTTGATGTGGTTTAATATGATCCACTACAGTTGCGGCAGTAACAATACCCTTTCTTTTACACTCTTCACACAAAGGATGCTCTAGAAGGAACTGCTTGCGAAGCTTCCTCCACCTGCTGCTGTTGTAAAGGTAGCCGTAAGGTCTGCAGGTTTTATTGTAGTTTTTATCTATCTCCTTTTGATGTTTCTCACAGTATCTGCCACAGGTAAGTTCAGGACACCCTGGATAACTGCAGGGTCGTTTAGGTTTTACTGGACACATTTCTTTTTCTCCTTTTTGTTTTATCATCACAATTTGTCCTTGCTTTAGGAATAACTATAGATTCTTTTCCATTAGCAGTAACGTTCTCTGATATTGTTTCTTTCATAATGCACCTTGGAAATATACAGTATAGAATATTATCATTTATCTTATTGCTCCAAATGCATCTTTTGCATTTATGAACAGCCATATCTATTCCTCCAAAATAAAATTCAATCAATATATCACGGCATAGAAAAAGCCTTAAGAGTTTTTCTCAAAAGGGCTTTCATATTTTAATGCTGCGTTTCCTTGGAATCATTCTGATATAACCTTGGCATATTCTATAGCATTTTGTTCTTTTTCTATACCTTTTCACTTTATATAATATCATAGTACAATAGTGACATTCAGTGACATTTAGTGACAACTTTTAATTTTATCTATTTCTTTTATTGCCTTTCCATGCATTCTGAATATAGTTCTCCTGTCACAGCCCAATTCTACTGCTATTACATCCCAGCTTTTCCCGCCTATATATCTCATCTCCAGAAGCAGTTTATAACTGCCGTCGCTTAGCTGACCTATGGTTTCAATAATCTCTCTTTTTAAATCAATTAAACGGTCAATATCATCATTAATCTCATGTTTTAATTCTATTAATTTTACTACTGCATTTTCCATAGGACTTGTTGAAGCTTTCCCTCCGGATACTTTTTCCTGACTTAAATCTACTGTTGTTTTTTGAGCTATAGCTTCTAGTTTCTCCATCTGCTCCAGCTTGTTTTGAATTAATTTATCAAGCCAGACAGCCTGTGATAAATATTCTTTAGCTCTCATGCCGACTCCCTCCCATCTTTGACATTTCACTCTTCAAGTTCAAAAAACTTATTTTTTCCCATGTAATAGCGTTCAATAATATACTTTTGCAGTCCTTTATCTAATGACATTATTCTTTTCCTTGCTCTTTCTCTATCCTGCTCCTGCTGATATTTAGTTTTATAAAAACTGCATCCACTTCCTTCACACTGCTTTACTGTTAAAGCTCTGCATCTTCCTTTATGATAAGCAAAACAGTCTTTTGCAATATTATCTTTAAATACTTTTTCTTTGCCCATAGCTTCATCCCCCAATTTTATATTTGCTCATTTGTGCCTTAACTGCTTCAATAAGAGCAGTCTGGCTTGTATTTTTATCTGCCAATGCTTTCATTACTTTTTCATCTATAGTGCCTTTTGCAATAATGTGATGAATAATTACAGTTTCCTTCTGACCCTGTCTATGTAATCTTGCATTGGCCTGCTGATATAGTTCAAGACTCCAGGTTAATCCAAACCAGATAATGATATTTCCTCCTGCCTGAAGATTTAAGCCGTGGCCGCAGGATGCCGGATGTGCCAAAAGAATCTGAACTTCTCCTCTGTTCCAATCTTTTATATCTTTATCTGACTGAAGAATCCTTGGATTTAATTTACTAAGGCAATTCATAATTCTATCTTTATCATGCTGATATCCGTAAAATATAAGTACCGGTCTGCAGCTGGCTGCTTCAATCAGCTCATCTAAAGCTTTCAGTTTTTCATCATGAATATATTTAACTTCTCCATTTTCATCATAGACAGCACCGTTTGCCATTTGTATTAACTTGTTTGCAAGTACCGCAGCAGAACCTGCTGATATATCCGAATCATCAAGAGATAATATTAATTCTTTTTCCAAAACTTCATATTGCTTTTTTACTTCTGAATTAAGTTCAACTGAAATAATATTGTCTATCCTTTGGGGTAATTCTAAGTAATCCTCAGCCTTCATGCTAACGCATATATCAGATAATTTTTCATAAATAGCTTCTTTTGCTCCTTCCTTCGGCTTGTAGGTAAATACTATATGCCGATTTCTCTTATCTGGAAGAAAGTATTTTTCCCTGAAGCCGGTTACTGTTTTGCCAAGTCTCTCTCCTCCATCTAAAAGATAAATCTGAGACCATAAATCTATAAGTCCATTAGGAGCAGGGGTGCCTGTAAGACCTACTATTCTTTTTGTTAAAGGTCTTATTTTTCTTAATGCCTTAAATCTCTCTGATTTTGATGACTTAAAACTTGATAATTCATCTATTACTACCATATCAAAGGGCCAGTCTGCTTTATAAAAGTTTACAAGCCATCTAACATTTTCACGATTTATAATATAAACATCAGCTTTTGTATTCAGTGCAGCAATCCTTTCTTTCTCTGTTCCTAATACCTTTGATATTTTTATATTTTTAAGATGATCCCATTTAGATGCTTCTTCATCCCATGTACTGTGTGCTACACGTAAAGGTGCAATAACTAATACTTTAGTGATTTCAAAGTAATCATACAAAAGCACTGATATCGCTGTTAAAGTAATTACTGTTTTTCCAAGCCCGCAGTCTAAAAATAGTGCTGAGTATTTTTTATCTATAATCCAACTGGCAGCATACTGCTGATATGAATAAGGTGTATATTTCAAACTTCCACCTCCTGTATAAATTTTTCTACTCCTTCAAATGAATCAATAACATAAACTTTAAAGCCTAAACTTTCAAACTGCTTTTTTCTCTTACACTGAAGCGGTCTTAATTTTTTTCCAGGTGCCTTTAATTCTACAAATACTGCTTTTCCTGAAGGCAAAAGCACCAGTCTATCAGGCACACCCGCCATACTTGTAGAGATAAGCTTTAAGCATAAACCTCCCTTTTTTTCTACTTCCCGTTTTAATCTATCTTCAATTTTTCTTTCCTTCATAATCTTTATCAACCCTGTCTTTAGAAATTAAATCCTTCTATTCCTTTTTGAGTTTCATTCTTTACTCTCAGTTAGTTCTTTTGTTATTGTTAAAAACCTTGTATTTTCAAGCTTTTGAAGGGTTAAAACTAACCAGACCTAAAAATCCCTATATATATACGCGCGTATAGGCGTGCAGGCATATATATGCCTATATCTATATTTACAACAACTATATATAATATTTTTTGTTATTTAGTTATTGTAAGTGTTATAAACCTTCAAATTACTAACCTCAATATAAATAACTAAAAACTAACCAAACCATAACTAAAAGTTTCTTGTTATTTTTTCACCCAAACTCTCCTGTTTCCGTATATGCCTCCAGCAGCTATTTTTTCAGCCGGCTCCCAGCCACCTGTTCTTCTTAGTATTTTAGTTATTTCATAAGATTTAACTCTTTCAAGGTCTGCTTTATTTTTGCCGAAAGCTTCACACCAGATTTCAATTACTGAAACCTGAGTGCGACGGTTTGTACCTTTAGGAATAAGACTGTTTTTATTATGGTATTCACTTATATACTCCCGCCTTTCATATAAGTCCATTTCTTCCCAATTGTCAGGAGGAGCATTTCCAAGTAATCTTCAACGATTCCCTGACGTTCATCTGTTTCCAATGCATCATTCTGCATGCGATTTGCATATTCTTCAAGTTCATCTGGAAGTTTTAGTTCTTCTCCAGCTTCATATCTTACAAGAATTTCCGCCCAAATCTGCTTTACTTCTTCTTCAGTAATCTGCCATGGTTTCTTTTCTGAACCATAAACCTTTACAGGCCAAAACCTTCTATTACCTGTTGTATCTCTTAAATAGCCTTTTTCGTTTGTTGTGCCTATAAAAATGCATTGTCTTGGATGAGGCGTAGCTCTTCTTCCAAAGGCAGCCCTGTAAATATCATTCTGACTGGATAAGAAATTTTTCAGCTCATTTTCTTCTGCCTTTTTCATTCCTGCAAGTTCTCCTATTTCTAATATCCAGTAGCCTTGAAGTTTTTCAGCTGCTGTTTTATCCTTTGTATCCGAAAGCTTTAAAGAATCACTGAACCATTCTCCTGCCAGTTTTTGTATCAATGTGCTTTTGCCTATTCCCTGCGGTCCGCTTAATACAAGCATCCAGTCAAATTTAATTCCAGGCTTAAATACTCTTGCAGCAGCACCTAAAAAAGCTTTTCTTGTTACTGTCCTTACATAATCATTATCATCAGCACCTAAATAATCAATAAGAAGAGTATCTGCTCTTTCCTTCCCATCCCATTTAGGTAAACCTTTAAGAAACTCTCTTATAGGATGGTAAGACCTATCATCTGTAACTTTAGTAACAGCGATATCATAATTACGTGCTGAAAAATTTCCATAAGTTAAATCTATATAACTGATAAGCTGGGCATCATCTGCATCACGCCACCATTTGCTCGGATGCTGCCACGGTACTTCACCTTTAATTTCCATCCCATCACTTAACTGATTAAAAACAATTCCCTTAAGATTAGGGTCATTTTCAAGAATTGTAATTAAATTTTTTAAGCTGTTTTTTATTTCTCCGTTTTTGGTTATTTCTAAATTTTTCTGCCAGTCTTCGTCTTTAAAATCATCTTTTGCACTGTCTAACTTTTCTGATACAATCTGTTTTCTTACATCTTTATCTTTTACAGCAAAATCCACCATTGCTTTATATGATGGAAGTTTATTCACAGGCACTCCTTCTTTAGCTTCATCATCTAATTCGCCGAATTTATGAATTCTGACTAAATCAAAGGCGTTACAAAGCTTTCCGCTTATTGGGTCTGTAGAATGATGGGAATATGCAAAATCTCCATTTTCATAAATTACAAGACCGCCTGCTGTAGAACCTGCTGCATAGGTATAACGATTTGCATCTTCACAAGGTGTATAAACATCACTTAAAAATTTTTCAATTGCCTCTGTAACTGAATAAGTCCTGCAGAACGCTCCTACTACACCCTCTTTTTCTCTTGGGTTTCCCTGCTTGTCTGCAAGCTTTTTTCGTTCCTTTTTAGTCCTTATACTTTCCGGCCAAAATGATGAATCCTTCCAGTTACTGTACCTTGAAAGCACAGTATCCGGATCAATCCAAGGTTCATCTGCCAGCTTAAAAACAAACTCTCCATCCGATGATGTTGATGGCCAGTACATAAGCCTGTGAACTTCATAAGTAGAATCATCAAAGAAGTCTATGCCAAGGTCTGCTGCAATCCTTCTTGCAATAGGAACATATTCATCAGCAGTTACAGGTCTTAATAAAGGTATTACAAGTCTCAATCTTGGTTTATCGGGGTGATGTTTATGAGTGGAATACATAACACACCCATACCCGAAAATAGTCTCAACAGATGACCATAAATCTCCTTTTACAAAATCTGCATCAAGGGTTACAAGCTGTCTCCATACAACGCTGTCATGTTTTCTTCTGCCACCCTTTAAAGTACCGCCGACAAAACCGCCTACATCTTTTATTTCATCCTGCTTTGACTTTGAAAGTTTCTTATACTCCTCATAGGTTTCATGGGTTCTGATAGTCCTGCTTAATTTAGCCACCATCTCAGACCACAGCATTTCTTTGTTTTTCCAATTAAGTTCCTTTCGATTCCTGCCCACGGCTATAGTTAGCATGCCGTCATGTTTTAATGAAATACCATTGCTTTCAGCTTTATTCTTCATCTCCATTGCCATCTTTCGCCTCCAATTATCACAAATTCTATCTCCTTAGGCTGACACCGTTCTTTCAATTATTGGAAGCAAGCTGCATTTATTCTTTAAAAGATCATAGAGAAATAATCTTCCTTTTTGAGTCCAATAGGTATGCATTACGCTTTTTTCTGAATCAAGTGCATGAGTTTTTGATTGAGTGTATCCCATGTGTGCATATTTTTGATATAAAAGCCATGTATCTCCCATTTTATACTGCACCCCTAAATCATGAAGCAGTTTATTCATTGCTTTTCCTGACATACCATAGTCTTTAGCTATCTTACTTATAGGAACTAACGATTGGTTCTGCAGTATTAAATCATAGTAAGTTGCTTTAGGTTTTAATTCTCCGATAATTTGTTTGTTCTTCGCATTTTCAAGCTCAAGCTGTTTTCTTTTTTCTTTCTCAAGTTTAAGCTCTGTAAATAATTTAATGCCAAGCTCAGGATTTGCAATAATATCGTCTATAACTTTATCTGTTGCATAAACACCATGCTTTCTTATGGCAGGCAGTACCTCATCAAATACCCAACGTTCAAATTTTTCTGCCGCAGGTAATTTTGATTTAACTATAAGCCTGAAAAGATCTCCTTCTGGAATATATCTAACCTTCTGTTCTCCTCCTTCAGTAGGGGTGAGGAATTCACGCACCCCTTTACAGTGCATTCTTATTGCTTCCTGTGGGTTTTTATATCCAAGTGTCCTTGCACATTCCGTCGCTGGGAAATATTCTTTATTGTCCTTAATCAATATCTTCAACTCACCAAACTCTGTATTTCTGAATACCTGTAAATTATTCATTTTCTATTTCCTCCTGTTCTATAATTTTTCCGCATTCACATTCATAAAAATAATCAACTATTTCTCCATGCTCTATATGCATATTAATCATAGCTTCACTTCCACAAGCAGGACATTTTACTGCTTTATTAATAGATTCATAAAAATCATCTTCCCAGTTCATAGATTTCTGCTCCTTTCTAATCTTTTTTATAATAAAAGGTCTCAAAACTGTCAGCCTTCAGCGGCAGACCTTCAGCCCAGCTGACAGGCTCAGCCATAATTTTTTCAACTTCTTCCTTTGAGCCTGTGCCGTTTTCAGCCTCAAGAATAACCTCATCATGCACATGAAATTTTATTTTATATCCTGCTTTATCAAGCCTTAACATAGCTTCAGCCAAGCAGTCTCTTGCTATTGCCTGAATAATATTTTCCACAAGCTTGCCCCCATATGTTGGAATTCTTCCCCACTGCTTTCCCTGCTCGTTTCCTTCATAGGTAAGCTGTTCTTTTCCAAAACGCTCATCTACACCTATCTTAGGTCTTACATAAGAAAGAGCTCGTCCTGAAGGAAGGGTAATAAATAAAATACCTTTTGTATAATGGAACTTAACACCATGCTGTATTTTTACTAATGCTTTTTCTTTTACAGCCTTTACAGCAGCTTCTTCTACATCCCTCCAAAGCTTAACAATATTAGGATTCGAATTTCTCCAGGCTGTTACAAGTTCAGATAGTTCACTTTCTGTAAGCCCCATATCTAATGCACCCATTTGAATTAAAGCTCCAATAGATCCTCCATATCCAAGAGCAAGTTCTGCAATCTTTCCTTTCTGCCTTAATGGACTGCCTTTATCAATAGTTTCAATTGGTACTTTAAACATCTGAGCTGCAGATGCTTCATAGATTTTTCCATGAGAATTGAATACCTCCATTCTCCACTTCTCGCCTGCAAGCCAAGCTATTACTCTTGCCTCAATGGCACTGAAATCTGCAACTATAAATCTGCTGTTATCTGATGGAATAAATGCTGTTCTTATAAGCTGGGATAAAACATCCGGTATGCTGTCAAAGAGCATTTCCAGTGCTTCAAAATTTCCTGATTTTAAAAGTTCTCTTGCCAGATGTAAATCACTCATTTTATTCCTTGGAAGATTATGAATCTGAACAAGCCTGCCTGCCCACCTCCCGGTTCTATTTGCCCCATAAAACTGCAAAAGACCTCTAATCTTTCCATCCCTGCATATTGAACGCTCCATAGCCTCATATTTTTTAACTGATGTTTTTGACATAGCCTGCCTTAGCTCTAACATGCGTTCTACTTCTAAATCAGAAGATTCTGATACAAGCTCTTCAACTTTCTTTTTAGAAAGATTGTTTACTTCTATTCCTTTATCCTGCAGCCATTTCTTTATCTGAGCAGGACTATTTGGATTATCAAGTCCAGATAAATTTGCCGCTTCCTTAAACATTTTTTCTTGAAAATCCTTATCTGCTTTTATTGAATTTTTAACAAGCAGCATATCAATTAACACTCCATCATCATTTATCTTTTGATCCAGTTCCCATAGTTTCTGCTCAAACTCTATGATAGGAAATGCTTCAAGTTTCTTTCTTATCAGCCTTTCAACCTCAACGTCCTGCCTGCAGTAACTTTTAAATATCTGCCATTTTTCCATATCATGCTCAGGCATATTTCTGTTTCTTAAGCCGTTGGCTTTTGAAGGTTTGCATGGCATGGAAAAATATTTTATAAGTGCTTTACCTTCCTTCATTTTCTGCAGTGACAGTCTTAAGCATTGTGCTGCTCCCTCTAAACTTCCCGGAAGACCTAAAGATAAAGCATGAACCTGCGAGCATCTCCACTGATTAGGTGACATAGGTATTTTTAGATATTTTGATAAACAGGTTCTTTCAAAATTTGCATTGTAAGCTGTCTTTATAACATTGAGGTCTGTTAAAGCTTCAATAATATCTTTAGGTATTTCTTCTCCTTGGGCTATGTCAATAATCTTTACCTCTTCATCATCAAAGGCATATGCAAAAAGTAATATTTCAAAATCATCAGAGTCGCAGTAGGCATAAACTCCGCATTTAGTTAAGTCTTTACTGCTGAATGTTTCTAAATCTATACTCAAAGTTCTCATTTTCTCTTATCACCTGCTTTTAATTCTTCTTTGTATAAAGAAGGAGAGAAAGTTAATCTCTCCTCTATTTATCCTAAAACATCTTCATCATCTGCAAAGTCATCCTCTGCACTGCTTCTTCCTCCAAGGGGTTCACCGTCTGCTGTCTTCATAATGTTTTGAAGCCCTGCTGCAATTCCTTTATTTCCATTTACGTTAAATCCATAAAAAGTTAAACTCACTCTGCCATAGCAGCCGCTGTAAAATTCACTTTGGTCTATAATAGGATTCAAATCTCCATCTACAATTCCCGGTTTTATTTTGCTGTTGGCATTAATAAAGTAGCTGTCTGCATAAGCTTCATCATCTTCTCTGTCCACATCGCCGTCACGAAGGGGTGTCTTAAGATTTGCAGGAATTTTTCCTCCAAACTTGTCCTTATTTTCTTCAATAGCTTTTTGAATTGCATCTTTTATTTTCTTTACTGATTTCTTATCTGACTTTGGTATGATAATGCTGACAGAATACTTTAAATCACTGCCGTTTACACTTACTGGCTGATGCACATTCGCATAGCTGAATCTTACTGGGTTTTCCTTTGTTCCAATTGTAATTTTTACCATATCTTTTTCCTCCTCATTAATTAAAATCTTCTTCTGGTGAAACTTTAACAGCCTGCCTGTCATCATCTTCAGGCACTAATTTTAATCTGCCTGAGATTTTGTTATATACGGGCCTAAAAGCTCATTAAATGTTTTCTTTCCCAATGCCTTTTCAAGATTTGTGATTGTATTAACTGATTTTTTATAAACCACATCACTGTCATAACCTGCATCTAATAATGCTTTAATTACAGCCTCTTCATTAGTAAACTTACGGGTGCCTTTCCCCTCTACAAGCTTCATTCCAGACCATTTTTTATTTTCTTCAACAGCTTGTTTTAAAGCATATTCCTGTACATCTTTTGCCCAGTTTATTAAGCTATCTATAGAAGTCAATACTTCTACAACCTCTTCCTCTGTAAGAAGTGAAGGTTTTTGAAAATCCATGCAGGCAAGTTTCATATTCTCCTCAGCTCTTGCCCTGCAGAATGCTTTCACTTTACAAAACCTGCAGTGCTCCCCTGCAATAAAATCTCCCTCACCTTTAAATGCAAGTTCTGCCTTAGGCTTAACTACCTCATTACCCCATTTAAGTAAATCTTCTACAGACATTTCAAAGGTAGAAATACTGTCAAGCCTTGGCTGGCAGATAGTCATGCGGATTGTTTCAAGGTCATATAAAAATCCAAACTGATTAACAGCACCTAATGCATACAGCTTCATCTGTGTATTCTCATAAGCACTTACCGCAACTCCTTTTCCATGCTTGTAGTCAATTATTTCTAATACTTTATCACTGATAATTGTGGTATCTGAAGTTCCAAAGCCGTCTGGTACCCAAGGACTGTAATCAAGCCGCTGTTCTAACATAATTACAGCATCCTTTGTTGCTGCCTTTGCTTCATTAAATCTTTCAATGCAGAATTCTTTATATATTTCTGTTGCCTTGTCCATCTCTTCTGTATATAAAGGGTCTGACCTTATCTGCTGTAATTTCTTTAAGTATTTTTGTTTTGATATTTTCCCTATCTCCACAGCTGTCTTAATTTCAGCAAGGCTGTGAGCTAAACTGCCTTCAGCTGCATAAATAGATTGCTCTTCTTCTACAGATTCCTCAAGTCTTGGTGCTTTGGTACAAATCATCCACCTATGGCTGATGATGCAGAAAGTAATGCGTGACTTGCCATTACAACACCTCTGCTTTCTCAAGAAGCTCTTGGTACTTACTTGACGGAATATCACTTAATTTCTTAGCTCCAAACTCTGTTATGAGTGCTTTCACCTGAGTCTGTCTACCATCTTGTGATAGTGCTGCAAGCTTTGCCCTGACTTCCTCTAATGTAATTTCTTTAACTGCAGATACTTTTATTTCTGTTTCTTTTGAATCCTTTGGTTCACAATCTAAATCTTCTAAAAGCTTATGAATTGTATCTGCAACATTTCTTAAATCATTTGCTATTTCCCTTAAAAGCTGATTCCTTCTCATCTTTATCGCCGCCTTTCTCCATTTCTAATAAACGATTTGCAAGTCTCTTTGAAACAATACTCATTGCAGTTAAAACACCTATCATCTCTTCCTGAAGTTCTTTGTGTTTATTAATCTGCATATATTTCACCTCCTTTTCCCCTTCACTTATTAACCAATGAGGATGATATTTTGGTAACCAGATTTTTTTAATATTTTACTTAAATTTTTTCTGGCTGCCATTTAAATATCTCCTCAATAGTTAGCCAATAGGGACTATGGTTTGGAAACCAAATTATTAAAATTTTATTTATATTACTGCTCCTTTGATTAACAGTCTGAAAGTTTCGCGCCCTTTTGGTGTAATCAAGGTCTGAGTGCCTGCCCAACCGGTTTTTTCATTCTTTGCTTCTTTAATTTCAAATAAACCGTTATTTTTATCTGCATAAGGTTTGATTTTGCCTTTTTTATCTCGATAGATATATTTTTTATCAATTAAAAATCCTATAAAGTCCTTTTCCTTTATCTTTAATTCTTTTGCTGTATCCCTAAAATTAGTAAGCAGATTCCTGTCTACCAGTTCATCAAAATACTCTGCCTTTGGTCTCATAATTTCATTTTCAACGTTTAACCTTGAATTTACTAATTTTAGAGATTGAATCTGATTCTCCGCCATTTTCAAAGCTCTTGACATTACCATTTCAGGTGTATTCCATGCCTTTTCAATAGAAAGAAAATACTGCCTTGCCATTTTCCCTTTTTCAGTCCTTTGAATCATACATATTTCTTTTGCCATAGGTATTGTTAAACAATAGTCTCTTGTTGGCTGATGGTTTTGAGGGTGGTCAAAAATGACCGGGGTATAATCTATTCCTTCTTTAAACCCGTATTCACACATCCTTGGAAACCAATGCCTGAACTCTGTTGCTATTTCCAAAAACTTATGAAGTTCTCTTGCTGATACTGTTGGTTCTTCTGTGCTGTAATTTACTTTAATTAATTCATTCATACCTTTTTCCTCCCTTATATTTTTTTAGCATCTTCAAAAATATCAGCATAATCTTCAAGTTTAACTTCTATCAACTTCTCTGCACCATATTTTCTTAATAGTGCTTTAATTTCTGTTATCTTACCTTTTTTCATTTTCTCTGTTAGCACCATGCTTATATCTTGAATGCTTATTTGATCATTTATTGTATGGTTCTTTGCTTTTGCTCGATATTCTGCTGCAAGTCTTTCTAGTTCTTCTGCAAGAACTAAATTTATATCAGTCATAAATTCCACCTCCTTCACTTTTATGCTTTTAGAGCAAAGTCTTTAATAATGCTATTCATTATGGCAAGGTCATCACCTGACAGCAGGATACTTAATCTTTTTAATAATTCCACTTGTTCTGGCTTTAAATATTTTTGATTTAACTTATAGCCATCTGCAATCTTGATACCTCCACCATGTCGTCCTCGAATAGTTTCTATCGGGTAAGAAAGCGATAGGATATCAATATCATTTTTAATGGTTCTAATACTAACCCCAAACTCATTTGCTAAGTTAGCCATTGTGTCTTGCCTTCTATGACATAATCTTTCTATGATTTCTATGCGTCTTTCATTTGGTCCCATCGCTTTCTCACCCCCTTTCCTTTGCTCTGTGATTTAAGAATAAAAGTTAAATATGCAGACTTTTTGCTTATTTAAAAAATTTTAGTTCCTGTAGCAATAAAAAATAGCCGGAGAAATGTTATGTGCTAAGGAACAATCCTTAAATGCACATTTACATTTCAATCCGGCTATCTAAGCAGCTCACAAGGGATTGGATTTTATTTGATTTTTATATTATTTAAGATGCTTCTTCTCTTTTCTTCTTATAAATAGACTTACAGACTTCTTTAATTCGTACCATTGTCGTCTTATCTACATATGGACTTATAACTGAACTAATATCAATTAAAACAGGTTCCTTATGCTCTCTGCATTTTATTGATATTAAGAAAGCATCTTCTTCAATAAGAATTTTAAATAATAGCTTTTTATGTTTTCCTTTGTCTCTCACTTCTTCTAATACCATAGGCACCTCCATCTTTTTCTCTAATCGTGTCATGTCAGCTTTTAAGCGAACATTTAGCTTAAAAAAATTTTGTCTTACTTTTATAACTTGTATGCATTTAGTCATTAACATAATGCAAGAGTAAAATTGATACATTTGTTTTATGCACGCTTACATGTGAACATATTGTTTCAAAATAACAACACGAGCTATAGCTCCTGCTGTCATCTTTATATTGAAATTCCCAAAGTATTTAATCTTATTCCAGCAGCCTGTTTTGATACTTGAAACACAGATGCTAATTCATCAATTATTAATTCTCTAATAATTTCCGGACTTAATCCTCTCCACAAAAAATCGTTTATTCTTTTTCCTGCTTTATATCTTCCTCTTAACTCTTCTGCCTTTATTCTAAACATTTCTGCTGGCATTAGGATTGCTGCTGCTATGTTATCAGCCTGCCACTCTATCCACTCATCTGCTGTTTTAGGCTTGTATGCTTTTTGTTTAGGACATCTACAGGCTTTTGCCATAGCTTTATCTTTATATGACAGGGTCATAAATCTTAATTGATGCTTGTCCCAATGAACCATTTCATGGGTAACAGTAAACCTTTCTCTGCCTCTATTTGCTATTTCAGAAAGATCGCTTTCAACTAGAAGAGTTCCTTTTTTATATTGTCTTACAATATTTTTCTGAGTATCCTTATCATAAAGTTCAACACATCCATCAGAAAAAATCATCATACCTAAAATATCGCAGTTTCTATCAATATTTACATAGTCTATTTCAAGTCCCATTTTAAGCTCTGCAATATCTTCTACTGGTATTGCCATTGGTTCTTTCAAACCTTGTGGATAGTATTTTTGCAAAATTTAGTTGCTTCTTTATCTATATCCCCTTTTCTGATGATGGGAACTAAATCATTATTCAAATTCATTATAACCCCATCCCCCTTTATTTATTGTAGGCTTCTATGTCATTTATAACAAAATCACTTAATGAAGCATTATCCAATACTGCACTGCAGCTTAATTTAAACCATTGGCGTATTGACTCTGAAATATTTTCTTTAGCAAAATAATCCCCTATTTCTATATCGCAATTAACAAGTATATCAAAACTTACTTCTTCATCATCTTGCTTGATGTTATTGACCCTTAATATTTCTATATTATCCAATGTAGCTTCTAAAACTTCTATTACATCTCTAGCTCTTAATGTTAAGTCATACTCAGAATAGTTATTCATTATTTCATCTTGTAAAGCATCAAAAATTTGTTGGTAAAACTGTTCTTCTATCATACCTTTAAAATAATCATTCATGAGTATCCCCCTCTCTACTCTTTCTCATCTAAGGCTTTAATAAATTCAAGCCAAGCCTTTTCTGTAATATCACTTTTCCCCTCACTTTCGATTTTACGTGCTTTTCTAAGGGCAGTTCTAGCCAAACCACTTTCTTTTATATAATCAGGTAAGTCCATAGGGATTTCATCCCTATCTTCAGATGCTATATCAATCATATAATCTGTTTCTTCTGGTGTTAGTCCTAATATTTTTGCTATTTCCTCAATCTTATTGATATTAGGTGGATTTCTTCTCCCTTTTTCAATATCACTCCAATAAGCTGGAGAGATATCTAACAGCTCTGCCATCTTTCTTAAACTTATTTCCTTTTGTTTTCTTTTTTCTGCAATAAAATCCCCAAACTTACTACTCATAATATACACCTCCTTTCACTGTCAGCATTATTTATTTAAAATTGAGTTTTGAACACTTAAATAATAGAAAACTGCTTATATTCCTGTTTTTCCTTAATGAAATTCAAATTTTTAAGTCTTATCCTTGCAGCTGTTAAAGATACGTCAAATATATCTGCAATTTCACGACTTAAGACATCTGCCCATAAATCTTTTTCAAAATCAGTTCCCATTTCATAACACATTCCCACCATACCTGCTGACTTAAATTTAGCTGTTACATATCTGGTAAAGATTTTCTTAGGCATTAATAATGCTGAAGCCATATAATCCGCCTGCCATTCAATCCAATCATCATCAGTTACAAGCTGCCTTTTCCCTGCACTTTCAATATCGATTGTACGGCATTTTATCACTGGCTCATTTGGGATAGCACTATCAAATAATGTCATCTGCATTTTATTAATTGTGTAAATATGTCTGTGTAAAAGCCAATGTGCTATCTCGTGTGCATGAGTAAAGCGGCCTCTTCTTAATTGATCTTCATTCAGAAGACTATTGTCTATTAATATAGTCCCTTCATTTACTGGTATTCTTTTCGCTTTATTATTATCTGCATCATATACAGGAATATAACAATCATTAAATACTGTCATTCCTAATATGGATTGATTATGTGTCAAATCTTGATAATCCATTTCCAATCCAGCATAACATTCTGAAAAATGCTCTACATCTAAACTGCAAGGCTCTTGAAGGACCTTTGAGTTATAATCCTGTAAAACTCTTTCTGCTAAATCATCTATCTCTACTCTTTTAAGAATAGGTGTACCATTATTTTTAGTTTTAAAATCTAATTGAATCAATCTACCATCCCTCTCATAAATGCATGTATGCTTCATTGCTAACACTATTATAATATGGCATATTATTCCTTGTCAAGAAATAAACATACAAAAACCGAAAAATAAGACAATTTTATTGAGATATCTTACTTTTCGTACATAACTTTTTCAATTCTTCTCTAATATTTTTGCTAGTGCCATAACAATACCTTTCAATTGCTTCTTTAATATTAAGAAATATTCCTTGAACCTTGCCAAACTGTGATACATTTTCAAAGATAGCTTTACATTTTATTAAACAAAGGTAGACTCCAACAAAATTCTAACTTTTAGTATTCAGTACCTCTATTATTTTATTTACGCAGCCATCCAAATCTTTGATAATCTGCTTAGACCAGAACCTCAGTACAATCCATCCTTCTTCTTCAAGCTTCCTTGTTACTTCTAAATCTCTTTCCATATTTCTTTTTATCTTTTTATTCCAGTATTCTTTATTTGTACCTGCAACATCTGTATTCTCCTTATAATTGTATCCATGCCAAAACTCTCCATCACAAAATACAGCAACTTTTTTAACCACAAATACAACATCAGGCTTTCCAATTAATTTCCTATAATTTTTTCTATAACGATAACCTCTGCTCCACAGTGCTTTTCTTAGAATACATTCACTCTTACTGTCTTTATTTTTTATTGCTCTCATATTTTTTCTTCTTTGTTCTGGAGTTAAATTATCCACTATTTTCACCTCAAATTTATTAGATAAAAACTGACTTGTTTAATTAATGCTAATTTTAATTTACCATTTTTTGTACACTATGCTTACATTTAAATCTATTCTGCTTGTACTAATACCATTTTTTTAATATAATGTATTATATGAGTAATAAAGGGGTTGATGCTAGTGGCCATTGCTGGAAACAGTTATACAATACAATTAAAGCCTTCTCATCTTGGTTGGGGAGATTATCGGTATACAAATACGAGAGATATTATCTACGGAGAAGGATATATTCCTTTACCCAAACCATATGCTAAAGCATTTAATATATTTAACTCGAATTATTCTGCTACAGGCCTGGGATATAATTTATTTCGTGCTTCATCTGTTGATGGTTTTTTAAATAACGTAACGCTTCTGGCCCAAGGTTCTTCAACTGCTGGAGATATATATGCTAAACAATTTTCTGTACATGGTAATCTTAAGATGATTGGGGCATGGTATGCGAGTCAAAATGCAACAACTAACAATTTAGTAAGAGTTACTTGGACATCCCCAACAGATATTCTTCTTGAAATAATTTAATTTAAAATCCACTTTGATAAATTATCTGTCAAAGTGGATTTTTGCTTTTGTTCATATTCTTATAATTCGGTTATAAATCAGATAACAATATCTGCCTATTAACAGAAAATATATCTCTAATGTTTTTATGTGTATAATGCTTGGACTCGTATGATTCAACAAGTTTAATCATATTAGATACACTCATTGCTGAACCAGAAACACCAGTAGCATTAACAATATCTATAATTTGAGAATTAATGTTCTTTCCAAAGCCACCTGCAATATATGAAAAAAAGGCAAGCGGATCACTAGAATTACTATAACGATTTAAATTTCCTATATAATTGTGAACCATTCTATTATGATGGTCATTGCTAATTGTATATTTACTGTATGCCTTATTATCTATAATAGCCTGATATCCATCTTTATCAGATAAAATTAAAACATCAGGCGTAAGGCCTATAGGTCCTACATGTTTTGCTTCAAAACCAAAAACATTTTGAAATAATTGCACAGTTGCTTTTTCAAAGTCTGAAGCCTCATCTCTCCCTTTAAAAGCCATTTCAAAGTACTCTGTCATAAATGCACCAACAGACCCTCTTGGATACAGTTTCAAAAGGGTTTCTTCTACCAGCTTGTCCTCAAAACCTGTCTGCTCAGAAATTTTATCTATAAGATCTGTCGTTATTTTGGTTATCGGCTGTTTTAAAGATTCAACAATATATGCTTTTTTAATCTTCTGTTCAGCAATAATTTTAGCTGTAATAGTCTTAGTTTCTGTAAGATTTCTAGTATCTTTCTTGTGCTTAGGGTCAAGGCCGTATTTTCTTTGAAAATATTCATGTTGTTCAGGTCGATCAATAAAAGGCGGTGAAACAGATAAAATCTGCTGAACTTCTAATCGTTTATCTTCAAGAATACGTACTTCACCATTATCTCTTTTTACAAGCTGTGTATATTCTAACCAGTTTACAATAGTATTTGCTAAATCCATTAAATGCCTATATGGATGTTCAAGATTGATATCACCTTTTGAAGATTTATATTTATCAAAAAAATCTTCTTCATGAATCATATCGCCGCTTTGTCTGAATTCTAAAATTTTACCTACAATATATCTATAACATTTATCTGTTTCATTTTCTGCCTTCGTAACTATAATTTTTGCAATTTCCTCTTCTGTCAAATATTCTATCTCTGGATCATTTAATAGTCTCAATAAAAATCTAAATGGTCTGATTTTAAATCTTGGGGCGACTTGAACTCCTCTGCTCAATGAAAAAGAAGATGGAAACTGATATTTTAAAATTTGGTTTTTCAAAACTTCAACAGGAGAGTCACCTGCCATTATGGCTTCACCTGCTAATGTTAACTTTATCTTTCCTGTTGATTCCTGTGTGAATATCAACCCTAAGCTTGTAAGCCATGCCTTATATGTTCGTGCTCCTCCGCCTGTCTGATCTCTGCGTTCCCCTTTACGCTTTAAACCTGCCTGCTCTAAGGCATCTTCAAAAGATAAATGAGACTCTCTCTGTCCCTGCCATTCTTGATCTAATGATAATTCAGCAAATGCTGATAATACTTCAGGAACAGAATTTAATTTTCGCTTTGGTCTTGTTACCCACCAGTAATTTAACAAACCTGCTACCCCCTATTCATTAACATTACATGGAACATTTTCATATTCAATACCTGCAAATGTTCTTAATACAGCTTCAAATATTATCTTTGCTCCTTTAGCTGGGACTGCATCCCTATCTGCCTTCTTACACTTTCCTTTGAACCCTTAAATAAATAATCATCTGGAAATGTCTGCAGTCTTGCTCTTTCCCTATTAGTTAATGCTCTTGGCTCAGCATAATGATATATATGAGTTCCACCGCCGCCTGAACCTGTTACTGTATAGGCTGGTCTATTAGGATCTAATCTTTTATATATTTGACTTATCTTTGCCCCTTTAACATTCAATCGAAGATGCTCAGGTAAATCTGCCGTGAAAGCATTTTCTCCAGGTCTTATATATTTTAATCTCTCTGTTACTATTGCTGATTGTCTTGTCAATTCATTATTCGGTGCATCTTTCGGAATTGGTGGTACTTCTAATGCTGTTCTACAGGTATTATCTAAGTCTTTATACGGAACCGGAGAAGGAACTTTAAATTCATACGGTAAATCTTTTCTAATACCTATAATAATTATTCTATGACGTGCCTGCGGTATACCATATTCTTCAAACTTATATAAATGAGGATATAATCTATATCCAGCCTCTCCTAAATCATTAAGTATCTTTTTAAACGCTCCACCATCATTTGCCGACTTTAAACCGCCTACATTTTCAGCAAGAAACCACATTGGTTTGAACTTTTTCAATACTTTTACCCCATAAGTGTACAATGGTCCATATTCTCCATTAAATCCTTTTTGTTCGCCTACAACCGAAAAGTCATTGCATGGAAAACCAAATGCAAGGGCATCTATGGGTTGCAAAGAATCTATGTTCAACTTCCTTACATCCTGACATATAACCGATTCAGGATTATCCGGACATATATTGTGTATGTAAGTATCACAAGTATCTCTGTCATAGTCATTTGCCCATTTATGAATTATTCTATATTCCTTATTTTCTATTTCTGCTGTTTTTGCTCCATAAGCCAGCCCTCCAGGACCACAAAACAGTTCTCCTAATTCAAATTTCATTTAAAATCCCTCTCTTGTCTATACTTTTTCACCATTTGTTAGTATAAAGTTTCTCTCAAATTTTGCTTCAACAGCTTCTGCTATTTGTTCTAATTCTGCTATTGTAAAACTTTCTCTTTTTAGTTTTGAATTAAGATTTTGAGGAGATTTTCCTAACCTCCTTGCTAATTCTGCTACACTGATATTACTTCTAACGCACAGTACCTTAATTTGTTCTGAAATTTTCATCTTTCCCACCCCATAATAAGTGAAAATCTTCTCTAAGTATAAACGTTTTATTTTATACTGTCAATTATTTTGTTTAGCAACACATGAATGAAATTAAATTTATGCATTAATACAACAAAAAAGCACATAGCCTTCCATTCTTGTTGATATAAAGTGTATTTTGTTCATGCAATTTCATAAATCTTGCATACTCTCATACCTTCACCAACTCCCCCTCATATTTCTATCTCTCAATTTATATTTGCCAAAAAGTGCACCCCCGGGGGTTCAAATCCCCTCAAAACCTTAGTCTACGGAAACATAAAACACACATGAAAAAAAGGGGCAAATTGCCCCAAGCCTTTGATTTCAAGCTATTTCTTCTCTATCAACGCAACGCACTCCACGTGTGCTTTCTGTGGAAACATATTTATCTGTAGCAGCAAAAAAGCCCTGATTTCTCAAGGCTTTTATATATCGTATCAATGTGTTGTTCAAATTTCGAAAGTATATATTCTAATCTAATACTCACTCTAACTATTCACAAAAAGCCTTAATTTCATTGATTAACCATTCAAAGTTATCACGCCAACATGCTTTCATCCCTTCTTTATTTTTCCATATAGCCTCAGGTCCAGTTGTTCTATCTAAATCTATGCGAAATATTCCATTCTCTGATTTTACAACTTGTGCTGTACGATTTTGCCCACATTGATAACACTCATTAATATTATCTGATTCTAATATAACTGCACAGAAGTTTTCCATAGAGCGAACTTTTAATACTACAGATAATTTGTTTCTAAAAAACTCCTCATCAATATATTTGTGTCTGTTTAATATTACATATCTCTTATTTCTAATTTTCTTTAATTTATCACTATATAGTAAAGAAAGAACTTTTTCTGGTTTTAAAATATTATTTCCTTCAACTAAGCAAAAAACAACATTTTTATCATTAATTTTACAAACATATATTTTATCATCCACTATTTTTGCTTTGTTAAGTATCTTATCAATACCACCAATAGGAATTTCAATATGATAATTTTTATTAGTAGTTTTTATTTGATTATAGCTATTATCTTGAGAAGCACAACCATCATCTAACGATATATCATAAATGTATATACCACCAGGTGAATTTAATTCCTGTGTCTTATTCATAATATTTAATGGTTCTAATTCTTTACCTTGTGGATTAAAACCATAGACATACGAATGTGGATTTTTAACTGTCTCATCACCACCCATTGTAACAAAATTATAGCATCCATTTTCTATTGCTCTGACTTTATTATATTTATACCACTTGTCATAAACAACATTTCCACCAGTACTATTAATAATAACATCAACACCTTTTAATCCATACATCCTACTAAATAATGAATGATTACAATCGTAACAAATAGTCATTCCTATCCTATATTCCTTATATATGATAGGTTCAAACATTGTCTTCGATAGTTCACGGTAATTTTCTATATCAAAAGCTGAATATTCAGTCATAGTGTGTTTTATATAAAGTGCATTAACTGTTTCATTTTGATTTGCAAAAGCATTAGCATAAACACTAAAAATAGGGG